GTAGTTACACGGCACTAGTTTAATCTTTCCAGTGACGCGTTCTATCTCCGATCCCAGGTATCGTAATGTTCGACTTATCTCATGCTCGGACCAGCGCGCTAACAAACCATTAGCATACTTGTAGAGCATTGCCTCGTAAGTTTTTGCACTTACAAATGCCTGACCGTTTTGTGGTTGAAACGGTCGTACGTCCACCCCGTGGTAATAATCACCACCACAGGACTCCCTGAAGTAACCTTCGTGAAAAGTTTTATCAATATTAATCACGAAGCCTAACTGCTCAAAAACATGCACTACTCGGTTATGCATAGTGGACACATAAATCATGTCGTCACCATACACTGAGATAGTTCTACGATTCCAGCGGTTATACAAAGTCGCTTCGATCGCTTTGAGCAGAGACAGGAAGACCAACGTCTGTAACGGAAAGGTGTACCCGATACCCATGGTGCCGAAGGAATAACTCTCGACACACTGGCCATCTGGGAGATTGATCATACCTATCCTTGACTGCTCCAAAATACGGAACCAGTCAGAAGGGAACAATCGCTCAACCAATGCAACCGATATACTATCGGAGGCAGAGGACAGATCAGCAGTAGTGAACAAAGAATGCACACTTGCCTCACTGGCTAAAACACGATGTCTCATTTGAAGAGATTTAATGTCGTAGCCATTCCGTTTGAGCTTCTTGCGCAACATCTCGCCTAAACCATAGCTCATGTATGAGCCAATAGTGGTGTTCGGCATGATTGCACGCAGAGCTTTGAACGTTTTGGGGACTAGAGTCAGCGTTAGGGAGCTCGTCTCCTGGTAGGTGGACCGATTAAGGTCACTGCCTTTCTGAGCTGCCCAGTATTCCTGGACACACTCTACATGACGCATCTCAGCATCAAACCAGTCGATTTGCCCTCGGGAACCGGATAATGGTAACTCCCAACGCTCGGCTTCATTTGCCTTGCGCTTAGGAATCCCAACCGATGCCTTTCTCCCAAATCTGCAAAGGGCGCGATGTTCTTCATCGCTGTACTCGCCTAATGTATTGGCGATGTAAATCCGTGCATATTCCAAGACCTGTTGTGTAACAACATCAACAGCATCGAGGTTAGTGCATTGGATCCGATCTTGTGTTTCACGGAATGAAGCAATAGCTTTCTCCGCCAACTCTTGATCGCTATAGATATCCGTTTGGAATCTATACCTCTTGAATAATGACTGCATCTGATACGCCGCCTTGAATTGGGCGATGTCCATCTCGTCAGCCACTGCAGGTGCTTGTTCGCGAATCCTAGCAATATCTTCACTCTGTACAGCCAAGTGAAGTTCGCAAAAAGCGGCTGGATCGTCGAATGTTTCTTGGAAGTCCCTAACAAGGGATAGTGCTACGTTTTGCACCATTCTGTCGGCAGAAAACTTCTCTGCCTGTATGCGGATTGCCATTTCACCCTCCTCTTCGGTTGTTAGGAGAGGCTTAAAGGTCTCACGAAAGAGACCCTGTTGCCCAGAAAGCAGCCACATCTGCGTCTGTTAACATTTGAGACCCTAAATTATTTAACTCTAGGGCTTCAGCTGCGGACAGAGATGGATGCACTTCACGCTCAAGACGGATAGTGTTAAAAATCACACGTCCATCTGCCAGTACGACAGGTCGAGCTAAACAAAGGCTCTTCTTGTCTTTACTATAAGCGTTGGTCTTCGGATCTAGTGTTGGCGGCCGATATTTCGCGGTCACCTGACGACGGGTTTGGTAATCCGTGTCTGCTGGCACTACAAGGTGAAGACCATTCGTGATCGTAACGCCATCATCAGCGAATACGAGGGGCGTTCCGCCGGTAGCAGTAACTGTAGCTACGGCAAGTAGAGACATGTTTTTCAGTCCCATGGTGTGTACTCCATCTTACGGCACAAGTGCCGTTCATCAATGCCTGACTCCCTTCAACAAGGTATTTATAATACCAAGGCTTAGGGCGGCAGCATCAAGTTGGTGTAGACCTGACACAGTTCTTTGTGTCAAGCCTGGGTGTGTAGGTAGCACATTGTTAACAGTCCTATTGTAAGCCAGAGTAGTCAATACTGACGAACCAAGGGACCCTTCGAAACTAGGCGAATTAGGGAAATCAGGGTGTTTATGACACGAACCAGAAACCGTTGAAACGGTTTCGTAAATGGTCGTGACCCAATTTCCTCTAACACTAATGTCAGGGTCAGGCACAACTGCCTGAATCCAACTGCCCATGTTAACGAACCAATCTGCTACAAACGAGAATGGTGTAAGCTCGTATAATGTTGAAGGAAAATCTCTGCCACGAAGGCCGAGTATCCCCAACAACTTATCCGTGCCTGTCCGACTTTTGGAGTCGAAGATTACACCAACATCACATCTGACACTCTTGTGTACAGATGAATTGATGGTCGACGTATAAGATGACGTCGGCGATCGAGTCAGCGAGCCACTGGAATCACCAGCACTTTTTGACCCTTTACGGCATACAAGGCGAGGCGTATCACATCGTTCACGATCTTTGTGAACTTGCTTGACTATTTCTTTACAGTCAAGTATGATAGGCTGCCATCCATAACGTGCCTCTAACCATGATGAAGCATTGGCTTTGAGACGAGTCATAGACTTCATTTTGTTCAAGTACCAGTCCCGACGCTTATGGATTTTCCATAGCAGCTCGGTCGCAGTCTTGAACGGACGTCGAAACATCGCCACAGTTTGACCAAGAGTGGCCAAAACTTCACCTGTCATTAATGGAGCGCTGTTCATCTTGGCGTAAGCCTCGACTAACAACAAACCACTATCCACACCAATTATTACTGGTGCAGCACAGATGAAGGGCTCGAGATGTCCTGCGGGTGTGTCACCGGCATAGGTGTACTGATATTGAGAATTCTCAATTATCGTCACTGAGCCAGACACGTAACCCCGTTTTGAACGTGATAACGATACATCGTTTAAAATCACTTGACCCTGGGCTCGCCTTTTGGCGAACTGGGAGGTGACCGTATCGGTGATCGTCTTTGTTTCGAACGCGCCCGCCGTGTTTGACTTTGTTACTGTCAACACGCCGTTATTAGCAGCAATATAATCATGGCTGCCTGGCGACGACGAAGACAAAGTTCTCGTTCTGGACATTGCGTCCTCCTTGTAGTATCTCACGCTGAGTTCCACGTGAGAAAATCAAACTTCTTCTTAAGCAGGGTACTATAGGAATATTTCGCAGATGCGAAGGTTACCTCATGTATCCAT